AGTCATAGTAATACGGCTTTAGCGCGGCTTCTTCGCCCGCATATGCGGACATAGCAGATGTGAGTCCGCTTTCCAGGTTGGCTAAAGCTGTTTCTTTTGATTTTTGCAATGCGGCAATACGGCTTTGTCTCTGTGCTTCTGCAAGTTCCCTCTGCCTGCGCCCTATTTCGGCAAGCATGACGACGTAAGGGTCTTGCGGTTGCGTCTGTGTTGGGGTGTATTGTGGATATAGTCCTAACACGATGTAATCATCCGCCAGCCTAGCGCCTGTGCCCGTTGTGGGGTTATACGTTGCCGCAGCCGTTGCTGCGCTTCCTTGTGTCGGCTGTGTCGCAGACGTGCTTGTGGTTGTAGTTGTAGTCTTAGGCGTTGTAGTTGTAGTCTTAGGTGTTGTAGTTGTAGTCTTAGGTGTTGTAGTTGTAGTCTTAGGTGTTGTAGTTGTAGTCTTAGGCTTCGCCTGTGCCTTCGGTGCCTGTTTCTGCGCTTGGCTCTGTATTATCCTGTACTTTGTGGGTGAATCTATCCTTGCCCACACTTCGTCTGTGTAACCGTATGGCATGCTATCACACTCCTTTGTGAGCATAATAAAAGCACTCACGCTTTTGTGAGTGCCTTATTTGTTGGTTTTGCTTTACTTATACTCTACAAGCCATCTAACCTCTCCTATCACTTGGTTAAAAAACCGGCATCGTGGATTGTGGCATCTTGCGTCGCAAACATCGTATTCCTGCCCGCCCTCCTGTATTGTTCGCCTATTGAGCAAAAACCCCGTTGTGCCGCATGAGCATTTTGCACCGTCGTACACCAACGTTGCCGTCCTCGTTTTGGGCGGTTCCGGTTCCTCCGGCGGTTCTGGTTCCTCTGGCGGTTCCGGTTCGTCCGGTTCTTCGGGCTGTTCGCCGCCCCCGCTATCCTGTTGTGGTTCCTGATTCTGTGTCGGCGGGGTTTCCACGGTTGTCGGTTCATTCTGTGGTTCTGCCTGTGGTTCTGTTGCAGGTTTCGATTCCTCAATGTCCTTCAACGGCAACGGATCAACTTCCTCCGGCTTGTCCAAGCCAATGGTCGCTATAGCGGCGTTATTCTCCTTGTCCCATAGCAATTCGCCGCCCAGCATGTCCGTAAGTTCTTTCAGTTGCACATATGTCCTGCCCCTGTATATAAATCTGTCGGCTGTCATTTCCTGCCCGTTGACAATTGCTTTGATTGAGTTAATCGCAACGGTTACCTGCTGTCCTACTGCGCCAAATGCAGGCACGGACACCATAAGCAAAATTCCGACAAGTAGTCCGCATAAAAACTTCTTCATAAATATCGACCTCCTTGATAATATATTACCACAAGAGGTAAATTTTAATCAAGAGTGTTATATTTTCTTAACCTGTCCGTTTATCTTTGTCCACATGGCAGTAATACGTTTCAGTTGCCCGTTCACTTTTGCCCATCCGTTTTTGTAGGCTTTTATGCCATTAGCGTATACTTTTAAGTTTGGCAGGGTTGGCATTGCCCCCCATTGGATTATATACGCACCGTCGATGTCCGGTGTATCAGATACCAAGATTCCAGAGTCCAATTCCAAAGCCGGCCGAACGCCCAAGCGGCCGTTGTGCGCGCTGCTGAGGTCCAGCACGCCGTCCGGGTGGACATGCCCCGCGTCGCGCGAACTGTCGGTGCGCGGGGTTCTTAACCACCAATTCCAGGTTAGGTAGGTATATTCGGACGCGCTGACAGCTTCGGCCGTAGGATATGCTTTTCTACTGTTGTCGTCGCTGAAAAGGTCCCATTTTGAACCTTCAGCAATGCCATTTTCATTTCCCAGACCGACTTCGGTTCTCGAAAGCAGATACACCTTTCGCGTAATGTCTTCATACGCTCCGCCATCAACAGGCGGTTTTACAACCCTGATTGTGGTATCAAGAATAGCATTCCGGAATGATTCTTCAAAGTTTGCCGGAAAACCGGCTTCAGCGTCGTATTCGTTGTAACCATCCCAGACGTTCGCATTGTTAGGCGGTGCGTCGTAAGTATGGCGGGCGCTGTACCACGCCCCAGGACCGGCCGTGCTGTTCAACCATTGGTCAATATTTGACACGCTGTAACGATTGTTGCCGTAATTCTGTCGGCCGCTGTCTGGGTTGCTGGGTTCTTTCGCGTCGAAGCATTTAAAGGTGATTATTCGTTCAGTTATCAGTTTTACTCTATCAACCGTTTTATGTCCCACCTGCCATACTATCGGCACGCCGTTGTACTTTGTATCCGGCGACTTAACTTTTGCTCCGACAGATAGATTTGATATAGGCTGTGCCATGTTATCACTCCTCGTACTTTATCCAAATATCACCCTCGCCCATTAACTCGGCATCGACTTCATCGGGCGACAGGATGATATTGCGTAAGAAACTCTTGCAAAGCACCAGCTGTTCTCTGTAGTCAGCAGGGGGGTCATTGGCAAGAGTAGACACAGAACCAAATTCCAGCTTTGCCCTTGTAATATTTGAAACCGTACTTCCGGGGAATATCACAAACCTAAACCTCAGCAATTGTATTTCCGTAACGTATTCTACTTCCGCATATCCTCCCGAAAAATATGCCCTAGCAAACGTTGGGTTTGTTCCTTGACTGAGGTTTATAACTCCAGTCCCTGAGTATATTTGCCCATCGATTTCTATACTTACTGTTACGGTTTTGCCGTCATACAGCTGCGGGTTTTCGATTGACTGCCAGAAAATATCATGTTCATTCGTTGTTTCCAATTCTATCGACCTGTTCTTTATTCTCACTATGCCGGAGCCCCAGCTGTGCCATCTATCTATCGTGTACTCGCCTGTGTATTCGGTTTGCCCTCTTTGGTTTACTGGATTACGAAAATCCCAGTTGTGCAGGATGTTTTTTCTGTATATGCCACCGTGTGCCGCATTATCTGCCAAATGCGCATCAAACTCCGTCTTGTGCGTGGAATTAAACCATGCAACAAACTCTTTTAAGCCCTCGTCAAACTTGTCCTTAAACTGCTGCGTTGTAAGTCCGCGCTCCTGTGGTGTCGTACCAAGCTTTCCTATTACGCTGGTATCTCCCGAATAAGGCGTCATTGCCATAATATCACCCCTTTACCTGTTCTTCACAAGTCCGCCCGTGCGTGTCGGCAATGTGATTGACAGCACCGTTGCACTGTCTGTGCCGCCACATACAAGGCGAATTTTCATGTAGTCTATTTTTTTAGCCTTAAGCTTCACTCTTTTAGGTTGCGGGCTGAAATTGGTTGCAAAGCTGAAATTGGAAAAATCCCATGTATCAAAACTCGACAGCCCATAGAATACGGTCTTAATAAATCTGAATGTTGCGTCTCTGTCGGTAGACAGGTATATGTCAACATGGGTACTTACATAAGGCACTATTGAAATAAACATCATCTGGATAAACTTCCTTATCCAGTCCGCGCCGAAGTTGTGGTATCCCATGTCCCATGTCGCAACGATTTCCTCCCCGTCGAACGTCGCTTCGTTTTCGTCGAACATCATTATTTGCCCGTCCGTCGTGCCGAAGCACAGCTTTTTATCGACGGTCATAAAGCAGGTCGGTTCATGTGGCAAGTCAAGGATATACCACGCCCCACGTTCTCCCCGTGCGCCGGTTACGCGGTAGTTGTAAACCCATATCCGCTTGCCAACGCATAATAGGTATAACCCGTTTTCGTCCCAATCCCATGTAATGGCTTTCGACAAGTCCAGCGGGTCGAGGTCACGCTGTATGCGCTGGCTTATCCATACGGCGTTCTTTTCGTTCATTACATAGGTCGAAACCCATTCATAGATACCTTTCCAGACCGTGAACGGGTTATTGTAGATTATCTGCGTCTGCCCCATTGCAACGTTGCCTACTTTTGCGTTTATCGGGAATGTGGGGAATATGGTTGTAAACAATCCGCTGTTAGGGTCGGTATATGAATCACTGGTCGAATACCATGCGCTTGCCCCGGATGAATCGCCGGAAGTGAATATAATCTGTTTGTCGTACTGCGTCAGAATGTCCGTGATTTCATGTTCCCCGACAGTTGAATCGGAAGCATAAGGCCAATATGTTGGGTCTGATACTCCATGCTGTGTTACACCTGACGGATAACGGGTATTACGGTAGTTCGGGTTTCCGAACAACCAGAATCTTGCATAATACACGCCGCCATAATACCGGCAGTTGGTGATACGCTTCCTGAATTCAGCATCTTCCTTTGTCCACAAGATTTCAATATTGTTCGTCCCTTTGGGCGGAGGGTTTGTGAACGATACTGTACCGTATGTAAGGTCAACAGTGTAATCTGAGCCGAGATCCTGTTTCTCTGCGCCGACATAAACCAAATCAACGGAATCAATATCATGTTCCGGTAACTGAAACAGTGTTGCATCTCCATCCGCAGAGAAGCGCATCTTCTTTTTGCCAGTGATATAGTTTATACCTTCAACTATCGTGCCTCCACCGTAAGGTGGTGCGGCTGTAGCGAACAACGGCACATAGCCCTCCACCTGCTTAAATGTCGCGCCATCCCACTGGTAGAATTCCGTCCCGTCGAGGATATACACGACATTGTTTGACGC